GATCTTGGAATCAGAATCTCCCACAATGAAGAGGTTATCTTTTGGATAGACAATATCAACTTCTTCACCGTATAGAGCTCTGAAGAATGATTTTGCTGACCAAAGCGATCCCTTGATTCGAAAATAGTCTGGAAAGAGTTCAGCGACTTCTCTTGGATCATCAAATACTCCGCCAGAAATACCACCACCGGTTTCTTGAAGAAGATAATCGAGAAGACGAAGAGATACACCAGAAATATCTCTTGCACGGAGAATCTGGCGTATTTCATCGCCGACATTTCCATCTGAATCCATATGCTCATAATAGGTCTCAAGAAGAGTTATGAGTTTTGGGTAATCGGTTTGGAAATGCTCCGGAAGAACCTCGACAATCTTTGGATTTCGATAGTCAAGGCCTCGGCGATCAAAGTCTTCTTCAAAGCGGTTTGTCATAGATTAACTGAGGTTTGTTGTCTATCGATAATTGCAGACGCGAACGAATTGTCCTCATCAATATCGAGATAATAGTTACGAAGTGGAGTGATATTACCATCAGAAGCTGGAGTTGCGGTAATCTTAATGAACGAATCACCTGATGCAATTAGACCAGGGGAGAAGCCAGAAAGAGAAATTCTACCGTTAGAAGCGGTGTATTCTCCGATATTATCGACCTCGATTGTACCATCAAGGCGGATGATTTGAAGTTTGGTATCTGAGAGCTTGTTTCGAATCAAACAGTCGACACCATTATAAGAGAAGATGGTTGATGTGATGCGGAAATCTGTTGCAGACGGAGCAGCAATCGGAACGGGGAAATTAAGAGTATAGTCCGCGGTCTGAGAAGTTGATGATACCGAAGCTTCAGTAATCGGTGTAAGCCTTTGCTGCATCTTTGTCGTAATCAGTGTTGAAAGAATAGCAGGAGAAATTGCATCAATTTCAGTCGCAAGATTTGATTTACGATAGGTGCCAGTGAATGTCTTGAGATTATCATTGACATAATCACGAATGGTCGCGAAGACTTGTTTCTCGACCGTCGCTCGAGTAAGACCTGTCAAGTTTGGATTGAAATTGAAGGTACAGGCAAATTCGAGGAATGTAGCAACTGGATCGACGAATTCAACATCAACCGAAAGAATAGCCAAATTCTCATTAAGATTGTTTGTAAAGTCGTTCTTTACTGATTGCTGAGATGATTGTGTGGTGTTATCATCAAAAAGAAGACCGACATATACGACACCATAATTTGGTGGATCATTATCTTCTCCACCCCATGCGATGGCATCCGATACGGGAGCATAGTTTGAAAGAATCGTCGTCTTGTAATCTTCGGCTGTAACAAGTCTTTGCTGAGCCGCAAATCCAAGAGGAGCATTCAAACGAATTGATTCGATACTCTCACGGAAAGCTCCACCATGGGAAACAGCCGAAAGAGATACGGTAAGATCGTAATTGACACCATTGACCGTTACCTGAGAAACAGGAGTAAATGAGTTTGCACCATTTGCGTCAGGGCCGGCAGTTGCAAGATAATCGATCGTGACTTTATTTCCGACCGTTGGTTTCTTACCGGTGGTTATTCCATCACCAAAGTTGAGCTCATAACGACCATTTGGAGTTTCGACGATACGATAGAAAGTCGAGTTCTCATTCACTGAGTTTGCTGAGGCGATGTCAGTATATGCCGTGAAAGTCGAGGTATTGTAAGTGTCGAAGACTTTGACCGTCACCTGTGACGTATCAATGGTCTCGTCTGGAATGATGAAGATCTGTCGTTCATCTTCTTCTTGCACGATGAAGGTCTTGGTCCGAGCCGTTCCCTCGTACACTGGGATGTCCTCTGAGTCATCCGCGGTCTTGAAGATATAGATTCCATCATCATTTGTCGCGACATACTCGGCTTGAGTCTGGAATGTGTAGGAAACACCATCAACAGAAGCTGTAAATCGGGTACCAGCTGGAAGCGAAATTTGAGCTGGCTTAATCGATGCTGAGGAAAGATTCAACGAAAGTTTAAGGTCTGCTCTTGATGCCGCACGAGACCGGATCTTATAGCCAAGTGATGTTGCAATTGAAACGACCGATGATCGAAGCTGGGCCGTGTTAAGGTATGCCTCGTTCAGTGAGAAGTTCGCGATTAGAGCATTGAAATGTGTATTGTATGCAAGAACATCGAGAATATTGTTAAGTCCAGAAGCTTCGAAGTCATAATCTTCGAATTCACCCGATCTTTGAAGGTAAGTTTTAAGGCTTTGTTTGATATTCTCAAAGTCAAGCTGTGATGTCGTAAATGTTGTTGCCATTTATCTGATCCGGGCTATATCTGTTTTGAGTGTGACCGATTCTGTTGTGTTCACGATCTGGAATGTAATTCGAACTCCGATAGAGTTCCTATCTGGGGCAAAATCGATCTCGATATCTTGAACTTCTGCTCTTGGTTCGTAATTCTGAATAGCAGATCGAATAGCTTCTCGAATCTCTTCATCCGACTCGTCGTCAACAAGTTCAAAGATGAGATCTCCGAGACCGCCTCCAAAGTAATTATCAAATGGTTTCTCGCCTGGATTCGTCAGAAGAAGATTCTTTACGGCCTGTTTTACTGCTGCGGCGTCTTTCTTCTTAAAAATGTCACCAGAAGATCTCGCCTCGAAAGAAAGATCTATGTCGAGATAGTTGATCTTTCGAGTCGTTACAAGTGATGGCGTTTGGAGATTGCCATCTTCGATTGCTATTGCTCTTCCCATTGAACTATTTATTCACTCAAGCTGAAGTAATTTCAATCAGCTCAAGTCCCTGAGAGTTATTGTTGTAAAGTGTTTCAAGATTATTAGCATATCGACGATTCACGAGGTTGTAGTTCGTGTCGATTTCTGGCATGACGAGGATAATCTGTGCCGTGAGATTACCAGAAGGATCGAATGTATCATATGAGAGAATGAGTTTCTCAAAATTGATCGTATCCTTCCAGTAATCGGCAAGATCAAAAGTCCTTTCGAGATCTGGTACACCAGCTTCATTGTGAAGTTCATATACCACCGCTTGGCCTTTGCGGGCAAGATCATTGATGGATCCTGATGTAATCGTTTCATTTGGACCCTTCTTGTAGAGGCCTTCAGCTACAATGAGACGATAATCCTTGAACTCACCACGATCTTCTACGATCGTTCTAAGAACCCGAGCATGCATTGAAAGTTGACGGGCAACTGAGAGTCTCTCTTCACGGGTAGGAATATGAGCAAGAGTTGCCTTATCTCCAGTACCACCAAGGAACCGGGCAAGACGAATTCCTTTATTGAGCTCGAGTTTTCCGTTTACGACGGTCGAATCGGAAATTCGATTCACGTCATAGTTTGGATCAGGAACAAACTTGCTAAGATTGAGGTTCTTTGCTGGCTGAATTCTTTCAGTTCTTGCCAGAGTCGCATTGATAGGTTCTGATGGGGAACGAATAGATGCTGTTCGATTTCTGACACGGTCAATAGAAGCAGGAACTGAACGAGCATAGTTATTCGAGATCTTTCCGGCTGAAACAGCATTACCGACAAAGATAGAGTTCGAGAGATTTGCTGGATCTCGAAGTTTTGATCGAACTTCACGGGTCGAAAGTTCCTTATCAGAGACATCACCATTTGCTTCTGATCGGTCGATGGTGTTCTTGAGGAAGTCTCCTTCATCGATCGTGACCGAGACTTTACCATACGCCGACTTTGTAAGATACTCGGTCATGAGAGTAGCATCAGCATTTGCCGAAGCATCGGAATTGTTAGTAACGCTATATCCTGATGCCGAACCAGTCTGGTTCTCAGGATAGTTCTGAGAGTTCGTAACATCGGCGGTTACAGCCTGATCGGCCGTACCGTCAAGATCTCCATGGAAAGTTTCTCCATAGAACGAAGATCCGTAATGGACCATACCAGATCCACCAAGAGTACCACTTGCCCCAAATGCAGACAAATCGGAAGCAGCCAGGTTCATGTTTTCAGCTGACGCAATGAAATCCTCACCAGACATCTTGTAAGTGGCCGAGACTGAAACCGTGTAGTCTCCTTGTACACTCTGTTGAAAATTACCCTTTACGATTTGGTTCATGCCACCAAGTGAGACATCAGTTTGCTGGCCGAGTGTGATGTTTGATCTTGGACCCTTTACCGTGCTCGATCTTGTCCCTTGTACGTTTTCACGAGAAGATCCAGTAATATTTTCAGTCTTCTTACCATTCACGGTGATCGAGTAGTCGCCAGATACGTCCATTTCGTAATCACCGGCAACTTTGGTTTGCATGTTACCGTTCACTTGCATAGTGACATCACCTTCTACGATGAGTGTAGAAGATCCAGCAACTGACTCGATCTTATTGTTCTCAGTCTTCATGAGAAGAGAACCATCAGCTCTCATCTCTACACCAGCGCCAGAAGAGTGCATGATCATTACTCGCTCGGCTCCAGGAGTATCGTCATAAATCATGATATGACCGGCGGGAGTTTCCATTACTCGAGCATTTGGATACATCGTCTCACCGACAGCCGGAAGTTCGACCGAGAGACCATCAAATCCACCACCCATCGATAACCGTGGGTTTGTTTTACCTGTCGCGGCTTTGTTTAGAGAACCATTGAAGAAATAGTCTTGACGGGGAAAGGATCCAGTCGGATCGGCAAATCCTTTGTCTACTGTTCTTTGAGTATTTTCTACTTCAGGCCGGAGATCCGGTTCGTCATTCTTATCAACTGTCATGAGAAGCTCGTAATTGTGTCAATTGTGATATTTGTCGAGGTGCTCCATAGTGAGCTATTTTCGGGGATCACATTTCGATGGCCGAATTTCGTGAAAGAATATTCTGGGACATCAAATCCTGGATCGACTTTACCGTCATTCGAAGTCATGTAATGGCCCGCGACTTGTCCATATGGAAATACCTTATGGAAGGTTCGCATGAGTTTATCATATGCCGCAAATTGTTGGATTGTAAGTGATTCGGGACCAGCATATCTCCAATATGGTTTCTTTGCTCGACGAGATGTTTCATTAATTCCACCGATAAAGCAGAATCCAAGGAAGTTGCGGTTGTTGTTAATATCATGTGCTCCGCCACGATTGAGTGGTCGACCTCTTTGAAGAGTACCATCTCTTTTAATGATGACGTGATACCCACAACCAGAAAATCCTCTATTAATATGTACACCATGAATCCAATCAGCATCGACATCTTGGTCAAGGAATGTCGCTGACCAGTGAACAATCGCACCCGAGATTTCTCTTCCCTCTGACCGGTTCACATTTGTAAAGAGTGCTTCGAGTTCATCCACTGAGTTGATTTGAGAAAAGTCCCAAACCGAACCGCTAGTATCTACACCACGAGTACGGGTACTTGCTTGTCCCGTTCTTTGTGATGGGATAATTGCTGGAGACTTGACTTCGAGAGTATTGAAACCGGCCGCAGAAGATCCTGGGCTAAACTCGCTTGTGTAGGATGAGATCTCGATATCGATATTGTCGAATGCAGATTTTGCCGCAGATCTTCGTTCAAATGCCGCTTGAATTTCTGGAGACCATTGCGATTGTGGCACATTCGCGACAGTTTCGGCATAATCTCCAGGAACATCGATAAATCCGACTACGAGATCAAATCCCCCATCATAGTCTCCCTCTGAAACAAGTTTGAATGCTCTTGCGATGGTTCCGTCTGGAACACCTTGACCAACAAGATCTCTGACTTTATTCTCGAAGTTCTTTTCTAGCCTTTCGCCAAGATCTACAAGAGCTCTTCCGACATTTGTATTCAGTTTCTGATTAAGGTCGGTGATATATTGCTCATTTCTACTCAAGAAATTACCGAATACGGTACCATCCACTTCAGTAGAGAATTCTGTGAGGGCTGTTGTTGTAAGGGAATTCAATCGTGTACTGAAATCTTTTGTTGAGAGGGTGGTCGTCTTCTTGAGCGCGGCATTTACTCCCTCTGGAGTGCCGACACTGATGACTTCTTGAAGGAAGCCGCTTGCGACGGCTTCAGCCTTACCCGTGATGGCTTCAATATTCGATGAAACCGAACCAGAAACATTTGTGACAAACTCATTAACATCATCTGTGGCTCGAGTAACGGTTGCTTGAAGTTGAGGAACGAGCTTATCGAGCTCATCATCAATATCTTGAGTAAGAGCCTGAACTCCACCTTTAGTTTCACCGATAGTTCCACCAAGAATGGTCTTCTTGGTTGCATTGAACTTATCAATTGCTTCTTGCGCAGCATTCTCAACCGCCGAAAAGTCGGTATTTCGGACGATATTGTTTAGATTTGTTGAAAGGGTATCAATACGAAGGGTCATGATGATGCGTAAAACCTCTTATATGCATCGCGAGCATAATTGATTCGTGATTCTCTGTATGGTTCAGATGGTCGTTCATATTTAGTTTCAAAGGCGACTACCGCTTCTTCAATAGTTTTCGCTGCTCGAAGTTGTGATAAACCAAGATATGGATATTTCTCGAGTTCGTAAATAATGAACTGAAGTTGAACACCAAGTTCAGTCCAATCGCGACCAAGATCTCGGGCAAACTCTTTTAGATAACCAAGACGATTACCGGCCGCCGCAGCTGAGTTCCACTGGGCGATACCAAAAGATCTTTCTGAGCCGGCCGATTTGATTGTCGTACTCATCGAAGGACCAGATTCTTGCTGAAGATTTCCCACAATTCCAGCTGCCTGTTTGGGTGTAAACCCATATTCAAGGAAGAAATTGAACGCAATTTCTGGATTTGTGTTTCCTTGAGCGCCAAATCCTTCATCGGTCTGAGGACGAATCTTGTTCGCCTCACCCGTGACTCCTGTTCCTCCCCCAACAGATGGGGCCTGATTAAGTCGATTAAGGCCTTCCTTATCGTAGTTTGCCCTTTGAATCGACGAGGCAAATTCGAGCTTTGGAATAGATCCAATCACCACTGGAAGTTGTGATGCTTCTCCATCAAAGAAGAATCCCATAACTTCAGCACCAGGCTGAATTGTAGGATTTGTTCCAGTTCCCGATACTCCACCTTCTGTGCTTGGAATCGTGACCTGAGACCATGGAAGGTCAGAGGTCTGAATATCTTCTTGGCTTTCTGAATGAATTCCGCGTACACGGACCCGGACACGGCCGAGCTTGAGCGGATCCTTGTTATCTTCTACAACACCAAGGAACCAACGAAGATTATCACCGTAGAATTCACCACTCATTTTCTTTTTCTCCCAAGATTGGCAAGCTTGGTTCCCGTCAAGACCACGTCATATTTTTGAGTGGTCATAATGTGGCGACAAGTATAGATGAGATAATCACCAGATCGGTTCTTATCAAATGCTGAGTTTCCTTCAAGTACGATATCTGGGTCATTCTTAAGGAATCGGGTTCGGACTTGATTTCCGATCGTAATGTTCTGTCCCTTACCAAGGAAATTATATCCTGGCATAGTGAATTGCAATGGGGTCTTGAGGAGATAATATCTCAGCGCTCGTGAAACCATTCGGAGTTTTTGGTAATCGATATCTTCTGACTCATACGCATTTGCAAAATCATTAAAGGTATTCGACGTCGCGATCTTTGTGATTACTGATGGGGTGTATTCTGAAAACTTCTTATCTCGAATTGTGAACTTATCATCATACACATCTTGTTGCTGGTTCTGTGGAAGAATGTTTCGATCAACAAGTGTCTTCATTACATCTTCCATATTCACGGCCGTTTTGATATCTCTTGGATCTTTCTCTTTGGTCGTATCGACAAAGTTGTAAGTGGAATTCATCGTTCCATTCTTAATCAACTTGAGCATATCATTCGATTTCGCGAGACTGTACGATTCGATAATTCGAGCCTGATCTTCAAGCGAAGAGGTCGAGGCAAAGTTCGTAAAGAGCTGGCCGTAGACGTAATCTCTTCCTACGTTAAGAGGATTCTTCTGAAGCATGTACTCGAGATCT